GCGGCTGGTGGCAGCAGCAGCGGTGGCGCTACTGTCAAGGTTGGTCAGACCTGCCGCGCCGCCATCTATGACCCTATGGACAGTCGCTTCCGTGCGTACTGGATGCTCCCCCGCTCCTCCATCTCTAAGACACCGCTGAGGTTGGCGAACTCTGTCGGTCTGATTGACGCCGGCTACCGTGGTCCACTGCTGGCTATGGTCTACTCCACTGGTGCGGACTTTGCCGTTGCTGCTGGTGACCGCTATTTCCAGATTGCTGGTCCTGAACTACAGCCATTTGAGCGTATTGAAATCGTAGACGAGATTCCTGGCGGTGCGACTATTCGCGGTGCCGGTGGATTTGGTAGCACCGGTCGTAGCGGTGTTAACGAAATCAACGGCGGCATTGATTACATCCGCTGAATTCGGTCTAAACTCTTTTTGTGTAGGTTTTGTAAATGGTACAAAGAATACCAATGGAACTAGGCAACGCATTAAGAGAACTTGCTCGTCAGGACCCTTACGCTGCACCTGGTTATTTATGGAGAAATCCTTTCAATCCACGTGCACGGGGGCGACGTTGGACTCCGCGGACTCTAGAATTCTTTCAGCGGTGGCAACAATACGAACAACAAAATCTAGCAGAGTTGGCTGCTCAGACTAATACTTATTTACCTGAAGCACCGGTCCCTTTGTCGCCCCTCCCGTCGTCAACATAGGCAAGCCCGTCTCGCCTGCTTGTTCTGCAAGTTCCTTCTGGCGCTCGTACTCCGCCGATCTAACCCAATGATCCCGCGACCCAATCTTAAAATCAGGATGCGGCTGCGCCTTGTACCAGAACACACAATCCTCAATCTTATTCGTATGTGCACCGTTGTGAATCACTAAACATTCGTAGTCCTCGGTACACTGGTCCATAATCTGACAGAACAACTCAAACGTTGGGAAAATACCCGCAAACTGCTCATAAATACGGCGACGGGCTGAGACCTGATTCTCTCTCAGGATAAACACGTAATCCACCTGTCCTCGTAGGACCGGCGGAATACCCATCACGTACTGAATGGCAAGAATGTATAGAAGCCCGTAGTGACGTCCGTTCATGAATAGCGAACGAATCCACTTATCGTTCACCCACTTATTATCGTATAAGCAATCATCCATAATGATAAAAGCCTTACGGTCTAGTGCAGACGATCCGCGTACCTCCGTCTCCTTACGAATCGTCTTTGTAATCTGCTCCTGTCGCTTGAGCACGTTAGAGACCGTCTGCGGCACCACCTCATCGTGAATAAACAGACTCGGCACCATTGAACCGTAGAAAGCGTTCGCGCCCTCCGTGCCAGAGAATACGGTGCCAATAGGAAACTTCTGCTTATACCACATTAAGTCCTTAATAAGCCAGGACTTACCCGTACCACGGCGTCCAATAAACAAAACAACGCCGTCATCCGGAATCATATTCATATTAAATTTGGAGAGGCGCAGATTCATGGTGGGGCGGGGGGAGGCAGAATCGCCACCCATCGTCGGCAACATCGCCGTCAAACCCATACCAGGTCTTGCCGGAGCACTCATCTGTGTTGATACCTATTTCAGCCATTTTTCTTTTACCGCGTATCCTCGCCACGAGTATGCGGAAAGTCTCTTAAATTAGACCCGGTCTGAAACTTAGAAATGCCTGGTAATCGCAACCGAGGTCGCGGTGGTCCTATTCGTGGTGCTCCAAGAGGTGGTCGTGGTGGTAGCGCTAGCGGAGGTCGTGGCGGCTCAGCAGCAGGTAACGCCGGTGGTAAAGTAAACGTGCGTATTGCAAAACCCACCGTCAGCGAACTACCTGAATCACTATTACTATCCAGTACTCCTGCTCAAATGCCAACAACAATTTGTGAGGCAATGAGCGAATTTAAGAAACCCCAAGCGTACTTCTCGGCACTTGAGAAACTACAACCGTCTCTTGAGGCGTCTATTGTAGGGTTTCAGTCGTCCTGGCTCGGTATTTCAGGCGAGAGTATAACCGGCATTGAACGCCAGAACGACTCATCCTTTGAAGGCGCTCTCAAGATGGCGGACGGAACTACAAAGGATATCTTCATTAAGCGTATTCATCTTGTAGATCCGCTCGCCGCAATGGAGGGCGAATACGTTTTACCATCAGATGGCGCTCTCTCTGCACCCAGCGATCTATGGAAAAATACGCTTATGAAAATCAATAATCCGCTTAATGAAGCGTATGTTGACTGCCTCTTTGCTCTCTACGCCTCTAAGTTTGTTGAGAGCCGTATTTCGCCACATTGGTGCCGCTGCTACGGCACATTCTCTGCTCGCGTAGATACTTATAGTTATAATATTTCCGAAGAGTACGATTCTCTACGTAGAAAGCCGTGGTGGAATGTACATCAGCGTCTAGGTCTGTTCAAGTATCAGGCGGACGAAGAGGGAAAGAAACACATAGAAACACTCTTTACGCAACCTGGTGAGGCGCTATCTCTTGACGATTTCGTATCAGTAGATGCCGATACAGGTACTGCGATTGTTGTAACTGCTACCAATGATATTACTATCAGTGAAGAGGAGCCCGCTGTAACGAATGAAGAGCCTGTGAAACTAACAAATCCTAAATTGAGGCTCAAGCGTATGTCCGATTCCGGCTCTGGTTCTGGTTCTGGTTCTGGTTCTGGTTCCTCGTATGATAGTGACGAAGTGGAAGAACTTGTAGAATTTTCCAATTTCCCCGTACAGGTTTCACTCCTTGAGAAAGCGGACGGCACAATGGATACTTTACTAGAAGACGAGGATGCGGATGATGTCGGTATGCTAGAGACAAAAGACGCGCGCTGGGCGGCGTGGCTCTTCCAAGTGATCGCGGGTCTGGTTGTTGCCCAGCACTATTTCGGCTTCGTTCACAACGACTTACATACCAATAATATTATGTGGAACGGCACTGGAGTGACTGATATCTACTACCGTGTTACGCCTGGGCGGGGTAAAGAGACCTGGTATATGAAGATTCCTACATACGGACGCCTGATGAAGATTATTGATTTCGGTCGTGCCTCCTTCACCGTCCCTGGTGCCGGCTTCTTCATTTCCGACGCATTTTTTCCTGGAAACGACGCTGCCACCCAGTACAATTGCGAGCCGTTTTACGATTCCGCCGAGGGTAAGAAGGTAGAGCCTAATACCTCGTTTGACCTGTGCCGCCTTGCCGTATCGCTGCTTGAATCACTCTTTCCGGACCGACCTGCCAATGCGACGCCTGTTAAGATTATGTCACGCGAAGGCGCAAAACTCTATCCCGAAACGATCAGCCCCATTTATAACTTGTTGTGGGAGTGGCTCACCGATGATAACGGTAAGAATGTACTTCGTACGCCTGCGGGTGAGGAGCGCTACCCTGACTTTGACCTATACCGTGCTCTTGCCGCCGAAGTTCACAATGCTATGCCAAAAGTACAAGTAGAAAAGCCATTGTTCGCACAGTTCCGTTGTAACGTCAAGGATATACCCGCAGATACGCAAATTTATGAATTGATTTTATAGACCCATAATAACAGAGAATGAACCACTATTGGAAGGCGAAGGCATATATGATTGCTATGGTTCTCCTTATAATTGGCGGTCTTAACTGGGGAGTTAAGAGCTTTATGGGCAAGGACCTCGTTACATACGTAACGGGACGTAATGTGATTGTTGCCAATGCTATTTTTGGCGTTGTTGGTCTGGCTGCGCTTTTTATTGGATTCAACCGTGATAGCTATCTCCCCTTCCTTGGCAAGTCGCTAATCCCTTGCGAAGTACTACAGCCTCAGACTCCCGAGAATGCCGATATTTCCACCGAGGTTCACGTAGGTCCCGGCACAAAAGTCCTTTACTGGGCGGCGGAACCTAATAATAAGGATCTACACGAGGTAAATGATTGGAAGCATGCCTATCTCACGTATCGTAATGCCGGTGTTGCAGTTGCAGACCAGTCAGGCATTGCAAGACTCAAGGTACGTAAACCGCAGCCGTATAGCGTACCTATCAAGGGCACGCTATCGCCCCATATTCACTACCGTAAGTGTATGGGCGAGGGACTCATCGGACGCGTTCACACTGTTAAGCTCAATGAGAAGGAGTTTTTTGAGAACTACGTAAATATGCAGGAGACAAATGACCCTGTTACGGAAAAGTCGGCGTTTAACTACGTGAAGCCCGCCGAGGCACTCGCAGAAACGAGACAAGTAACCCTCAAGACACTCAACCGTTCCTTAATGCCGCAGGGAGGTGCGCCCGATGAGGCAAATCTAACTGTCGGCACGCCTGCTGATAACGCATTCACGGCTATTAATACTCCCCTTGTTGGTGCTACGCTTGATGCGGCGTTTACCGGCAAGGGAGTTTGAACACATTTCAGTATATGTTTTTAGCATATTATGAAACCTTGGTGGGGGTGGGCGCAGGGGTGGGCGCAGGGATGGGCGCAAGGATGGGCGCAGGAATGGGCGCAGAAGCAAATTTCATCATATGCTTGTAGCATAATATGAAATTATGAAAGTAATTGATTGTTTACAGATCCGTGGGCTCATTACGATTGCCGCCGCGGCTGTTAATAAAATCACGCTGCTTCGCCGTCGTGCAAACGCAACCGCCACCGCAGCTGAAAGACGCAGGGCAGCACTCAGGCTTGCACTGGTTGTTCTTGAACATGAAGAGGTTGTCGGGACCAATCTCAACATCGGGACCCAGTAGCGGCTCATTTGGCGCCGGTCCGCGCCAGTTAGAGAGACCGTTCGCCGGCTTCTTTACAATGTTATCGTACGTGCCAATCGCCTGGTAGTTATTACCAATGGGGGAGGCATTATCCAGCATGTAATCAATGAATCCCTCGGCGTTGACCACAGGGTAGTTGGTGAATCCGTACACCATCAGGAGATTTGCCAAGAGGAGCAGACCCAACATTACGAGCACGAATGTAATTCTGGGAGACATTTGCTTTAGTTATAGATTAGATTTTCTCCGCTAAGGTTTCTAGGACCCAATCGTATGTCTTATGAATATCTGAACTTCCAACATCGGTAAAGTCACGTACCTCAATAAACTGTCCGCCCTCAATCACCATAAACGTGCCTGACTCCGTAAAAAGTTGGTACCACTCTTCGTCAGCAGGTTTGCTGGCGCATAATGTATGTTGCTGTAGCCAAGTGTCAGCCACTTTCGTCCAATTACCGGATGACATATACGATGTCTCGCTCAGCTTGACCGCATTGATAATCTCCTCTGAGGCGAGTCGTACAATGCCACGTACTGTCGTCTGTTTGCCGTCGGCATCAGTGATTTTACATCCGGGGACAATTCCACGAATTTCAGCAGGACCTAATTGCGTCATAACGTGTGTCTGCCCCGTAAAACCGGCTTCGGACTTAAGGCAATGCGAGCTCGGCTCCATGTAAATCTGGTTCGGGTTGAGTAGCGCAAAGACTTGCTTATTCCACATCTTGAGGTCATCTAGGTTGTTCTCTAACTCCTCCCAATCGGCGAACTGAAGAGTACCGTTGGCGCTGCTGACGGGGATACGACGCGTGGATGTAATAAAGCAATACACCTTCCGCTGCTGCTGCGGCAGTTTTTGGGCGGCTGGATGGTTTTCTACGAGTGTTGGTTTGGCGTCGGTGTAGACAATATGCGATCCGCTCACCTGAACGCCGTACAAGTCGTACATATCATCGGTATCCTGCTCAAAGGCTAAGGTGCCTCTTACTTCCCCACCGTCAGCAAGGACGGTTCCCAGTTTAATAGATTCTATTGGCTGCACGCCTTCGGCAGTTTCCACTTGGGTACCCTCGGCAAAACAGAAGACGCCCGCAATGCCCGTAATACTGTCTCCCTGACCCGCGTCGTTAATCGCATTCACCGCCATAATGATAATTGCAATCACCGCAATGAAAAGGAACGGTAGCCAAATGAAAATTGCCGCAATAATGACCAAAATTGTAATAATAATATTAATTACCAAATCAAATACACTCAGGGTCGCTTGAAGCGCCGAGATACCTGACATAATGCCCGCCACCGCAACGCCAAATGTCTTACCAATCGCTCCATTTAACTTCATAAAGGTCGCGCGCAAGGCGGTGAGAGTTCCTTGAAACCGAGTCATAAATACCTCCGTCATACTGTTGAATTGACTCCACATAGTCTTGAGAAGCCCTCGTACATTGAACAATCCTTCTACGGTTTGTCCAATTGCGTCAGTAAGTAACTTAAATACCTGCATTACCGGTTGCATAATTGTTTTCATTGTATTGTTGGCAAAGGTAGACAATAGATTATTGAAATTATCAAAAGCGAATTGAAGCCGGGACCGCGAATCATTATCTGGCTTATAGAAAGGTGCTAAGAAAAAGACGAATAATATGTTTTGATTGTACTC